AACAACAACCTTTCCATATGGCATTAACATACGTAAAGGAATATATGATAACATTGGTGGAATTGACAAGTTTGGTTATTTGCCAACAGCAACCACAAGTTATAAAACCGTTTGGGATGGTGATAATGTTTATACCTATCCAAGTGCGGCAACAACCATGAATGTTGTTTCAAGTGCTGGTGCAACTGACAATGGTATTGATATTACAATTCAAGGTCTTGATGCAAGTTACAATCAAATAACTGAAACGGTTACATTGGGTGATGATAGTGCGGGTGGCACAGCAACCACAAGAGAATTTTTAAGGGTGTTTAGAGCCTTTGTTTCAGGTGGCACAAACATTACAGGCAACGTAACCATTCAACAGGATGGTGTTGTCTATGCTAAGATATTCGCAGAAATGCAACAAACACTTATGGCTGTTTATACCATACCAGCGGGATTCACAGGTTATCTAGTAGCAGGCAATATCAGTGTAGAAAAGAATCAACCCGTTGTTTCAAAACTAATGACAAGATCGCCAGGTGGTGTTTTAAGAGTTTCAGGACTAGTAACAAGTTTTGGTGTGCCATTTCAACGTAAGTGGGAATTTCCACCCGTGCTACCAGAAAAATCAGATATTGAAATAAGAGCCAAGGCAGGAGCAACAACTTCAATTGCCGCAGGTTTTGAAATTATATTGGAGAAAAACAATTAATGCCATTAAGTTCCGCACAAAAACAAATTGCTGATTCAACTGCACGTTTTCGTGTGGCTATTACTGGACGACGTTTTGGTAAAACAACCGTTGCCATTAGAGAACTAGCAAAAGCGGCGGCACAACATCCAGAAAGCAAATGTTGGCTGGTGGCACCCAGTTACAGACAGGGAAAAGAAATTGTGTGGAGTCAATTGGTAAGAAAATTACAAGATCTAAATTGGATTGAAAAGAAAAACGAAGCAGAATTAAAATTATATCTTCGCAATGGTAGTGAAATAGCAGTTAAAGGTGCTGATTCACCAGATTCATTGCGTGGAAGCAAATTGGGATTTTTGGTTATGGATGAATTCCAAGACATTGATCCTAAAGCATGGTATGAAGTTCTAAGACCTACACTATCAGATAGTGGAGGCAAGGCCCTGTTTACAGGAACACCTAGAGGATTAGGGTCATTCAGTTTTGATCTATTCACAACAGCAAAGGACACTGAAGGTTGGGACGCATTTCAATTTACAACATTGGATGGTGGTTGGATCCCTGAATCAGAAATTGAACAAGCAAAACGCGATATGGATGAGAAAACATTTCAACAGGAATATGAAGCAACGTTTACCACATGGTCAGGTGCTGTTTTCTATAATTTTGAAAGAGATGCGAATGTAAAATCATGTGCTGGAGATTTTGATACATCACATATATTTGTTGGTCAGGACTTTAACGTTGATAACATGGCAAGTGCCATATTCGTTATGCCTAATTCAAGTGAAATGTATTTTATAGATGAAATTAAAATGCGAGGTAGTTCAACTGATGATGTTGTTAATGAATTGAAAAATAGATATCCAAAATCACAGATTACTATTTTTCCAGATCCTGCCTGTAAAGCCAGGAAGACATCAGCGGGTGGTAGAACTGATTTAAGTATATTACAAAACGCTGGCTTTGATGTTAAAATGAGAAATACCCACCCTGCAATTAGAGACAGAATCAATGCAACAAATGCAAAATTAAAATCAGCAAACGGAACGAGAACACTATTTGTGGATCCAAAATGTAAAGAGGTTATTAAAAGCCTTGAAAGATTGGTTTACAAAGAAGGCACTAGCATACCTGATAAAGATTCAGGGTTTGATCACATGGCGGATGCATTGGGTTACGCCGTGGAATATCTGTTCCCAATCAAAAAAGAATACGCTACTACAGGGGATCCACAACGTTGGGCCTTTGGTGGCACATCAGGAGGAATAAGATAATATGCCAAGAGTTAGAGACCTGTATATCCCAGGAACCACAAAAATATCAGTTGAATACGTTTATGACGTGCATCCAGCATATAAAACCTATATTGGTAGATGGAATTTTTTAAGCGATTCATATATTGGAGGATATGATTATTATAGAGGCAAACATTTAGAACCTTTCTATTATGAAAGCACAGGCGATTATGAAAAACGTCTAAGAATGAATGCACTGGATAATCATGTTAAATCAATCGTTGGCATTTATAATTCATTTCTGTATAGAAGACCAATTTATCGTGATTGGGGATCAATTAAAGACGATCCAAGTTTAAATTCATTTTTAAAAGATGCTGATCTAGATGGTAGAAGTTATGAAGCATTCCTACGTGATCTAAGTGCATACGTTATGGTGTATGGCCATACTTGGTGCATTGTTGACAAACCCAATGTTATTACCAACACAAGAGCGGAAGAACTTGCACAAGAAATCCGTCCTTATGTTTCAATCTTTACTCCTGAAAATGTTTTAGATTGGGAATACAAAAGAGAAACTAATGGTCTTTATGTATTAACCTATCTTAAGGTTAGAGAAGAAATAGTTGGAACAACACAATACATTAGAGAATATACACCTGAAGAAATTAGAGTTTACAAGGTTGAAGAAGACGCACCTAATGAAGCAAACATAATTTCAGTTATTCCTAATGAACTAGGTAAAATCCCTGCAACCTGTGTTTACGCAGAACGTTCAAACATCAGGGGAGTAGGTATCTCAGCCATAGGCGATATTGCAGACATCCAGCGATCAATCTACGAAGAACATAGTGAAATAATTGAATTAACAAAACTCACTAACCATCCTAGTTTGGTAAAGACCGCTTCAACAGAAGCATCAGCAGGAGCAGGCGCAATAATTCAGATACCAGATGATATAACAGATGCCACAAAACCGTATTTGTTACAACCTAATGGGCAAAACATTTCTAGTTTATTAGAAAGTATGCGTCATAAGATTGAATCAGTTGATAGAGCGGCGGCACTTGGAGGTATTAGAAGTGTTGAATCAAGAAGATTATCAGGAATAGGTTTACAAACAGAATTTCAATTGTTATCAGCAAAATTAAGTTCATTTGCGGCTAACATGGAATTGGCTGAAGAACAAATTATGCGTTGTTGGTGCATGTATCAAGACACAGCATGGGATGGAGAAATTCAATATCCTAGAAGTTTCTCAATACAAGATAAAGCAAATGATATTGCTATGCTTAAACTAGCAAAAGAATCAAATCCAACCAATCCTGTATTGTTAAAAGAAATTGATAAACGCATGTTGGAGATCATCGTTGATGATCCAGAAGAATTAAATGAAATAATGGATGAGTCCTCATTGAGCGAGGGTGAGGATGAGATGTCTCATCCTGTAACAACAGAGTCAACTAGGGAAGCCCATATCAGAGAAATGATTATGGAAGGATATACTGATCAACAAATTCTAGAAAGACATCCAGAAATTAATCAACAAGACATTGTAAGAACCAAGGCGAACCTATTGAACGATCCTAATGGGTAAGTTTATATTTGAACCGCCACCATGGCAAAACGAAACAGAAATTAGAATAAGAGAATTGCTTGGTCTTTATAATGAAGATATCTTTAAGTTTGAAACCAAAAAAAACAAACGTGCAGGTATTAGGGCAAGAGCATATCTCTTAGAATTACATCATCTCTGCAAAACACGCAGAAAAGAAATACTTGAAGACAAAAAAGAAATGGGTTGGTTTGAACATCCAAGTTGGGAAGGCGTTGACGAGGAGGATGAAGAATAATGCCAGTTAGAAAAGTAAAAGGCGGATATAAATGGGGCACATCAGGGCGTGTCTATAAAACAAAAGCAGAGGCTGAAAAACAAGGTAGGGCAATTCAAGCATCTAGATCCAGAGGCGGTAGAAAGAAACGTTAATGGGAATGGGTGATGATATGATGTATCTAGGCGAGGCCTATAATTTACATCAACAAACAGGTAAAAAGATTGCTCCACAAAAGGATGGACATATACGTCCAATCAATTATCGCAAACAACCAGCATTTAAAAACATAGATTGGATTGATCTTGAGGGATATCCTTTTGAACAAAGACCCAATGGTAAACGCTGGTATCACGATGTTGATCATTATGAACCAAAGCCAGCACCAATTGTTTTGGATGAACACGAAGATGGTTGGGGCAAGAATATTAAAAAACAATATGGTGAATATATTCTTGTAAATCCAGATGCCAAAATAAATGCACATCATGCCAACAACAAGCATTGGCCTTGGGAGCATTGGCAGAGATTGGTAGAAGGATTAACCAATGCTGGACACATTGTTATTAGGGCAAAACCGCAGGGACGTGCTGAACTATATGGTGCCATTAACATAGTAACAGAAATAAGAGATTTTTTTGCATTGGTAAAATATGCCAATTGGGTTATAACAACAGATGGATTGGCTCATCATACTGCGGCGGCATTTGATGTTCCTTGCACCGTAATATGGGGTCATTGCACTTCACCAAAACATCTAGGATACAAAAATCAAACGGATATCATTACAGATTTACCAGGAGCACCTTGTTATACAATACACAAGGATTGTGAATTATGCCAAGAAGCCATGCAAAAAATAACACCTAAACAGGTGTTAGAAACAATAAACTTTTAAATACTAGTATGGTAGCAATTACAACAAACAGCGTAAGAAGTTTAATTCCAAAACGAGTAGGAGGAAAAGTTATGGCATCAAGAGGTGGCAGAAAAAGCAAACAAAGAACAGGTATGTCTAGATCCAGCATGAGAACTAGCATGAGAACTAGAACAACCACAAGAGGTGGTAGAAAACGTCGCAAATAGGCACGATTTTCTTTTAAAACAATAAATAATACATTACTCCAAGCGAGGAGGGGTAGAACTCAACCAATATAAAGAGGAACCAAAATGAATGACACAGAACAAGTGGTAAAAACAGAGGAAACTGCACCGCAACAACAAGTTGAAAAGCAGGCTGATACACAAGAGCAAACACAATCTTTCTCACAGGATGATTTGAATAGAATTGTCGCAGAAAGAGTGGCACGTGAAAAAGCCAAGTTTGAAAAGAAATTTGAAAACGTGGATGTTGATCATTACAAGACGTTAATAGAGGCTGAAGAGCAACGCAAAGTCCAAGAGTTGGAAAAGCGTGGCCAGTATGAACAACTCTTAAAAGAGCAGGCTGAAAAGTTTAACTCTAAGATTCAAACATACGAGCAAGAACTGCATTCTATTAAAGTAGATGGCACTTTGCTAAATGAAGCAAGTTCCAACAAAGCAATTAATCCTCAACAGGTAGTTGCATTGTTAAAAGGACATGTTCGTTTAAACGAAGCGGGTGGCGTTGATGTTATTGATCAAACAGGCAAAGTTAGATATGATGATAATGGAAATCCATTAAAAGTATCTGATCTTGTTAAAGGCTTTTTACAAGAAAACCCACACTTTAAGGCTCCAACACCAAGAGGTAGCGGAACTGGAAGTGCTCAGGGAGAACAAGGCTCTTTGGTTGAAACTGATATATCTAAACTGGATATGAATAACCCTAGGCATAGACAGCAATTTGCTGAAACAATGCGTAACAAAGGTGTTAAACTATAAGTTTAGATAAAATTTAACTTAATAGGAGAAAGCAAATGGCTTTAGAAACTACAAGTTCAACTACTAGCACACTATATGCCAATATGGTGCAAACGGCTCAGTATGTAATGAACGAAAGAGCAGTTATCCGCCCACTAGTTCGCAACGTAAACATGGTTGGAACTCCAGGCTTAACTGCACAAATCCCAGTGTTCCCAACTATCGCGTCAACAGGCGTGGCAGATGGAACAGCACTATCAAACACAGAATACACTACTCTAAGCAAGGAAATTTCTTGTTCAGAAGCGGGTGTAATGGTTACACTAACTGACCTAGCAAGAGAAGCGGCTACAGAAGATTTAGCGGCGGCTCTAGGTAAGCAAATGGGTAATAGTTTAGCAGAAAAGATTGATACTGATCTTGCTAACTTATTCTCAACTTTTGCAGACCAAATTGGTGGATCAGGCACAGAATTAACTGCTGACCTAATTTTCCAAGCGGCTTCAATTTTGAGATCAAACAAAGCGGCTGGACCATACTACGGTGTGTTCCATCCTAAGCAAATCTTCAACTTGAAGAAACAATTAACAAACGCTGGTGCTAACGTTATTAACCACAACATTAGTGATTTGGGTAATGCGGCACTTAGAGAAGGTGTAATCGCAAATTTGGCTGGAGTAACCATCATAGAAAGCACGGTTGTTGCAGAGAATGATTCAGCAGGTAACCAAGTTGGTGGTATCTTCAACGAAGACGCACTTGCATACGTTTTAAAACGTGACATCAGAGTTGAGAACTTAAGAGTTCCTTCAGTTCGTGGTGAAGAGTGGGTTGCATCAGTTGCTTACGGAGTTGGAGGAGTGATGGACGGAAATTCATCTCGCCCAGGCTACGGCGTTGGAATCACCGTGGATGCTAATTATTAGTATCACTAAGTGATAACCTTTTATAGGTAGCAATGGAGAGGGCGGCTTTATGTCGCCCTTTCTTTTTATATGTGCTTCCAATAAACTCTTTTTTTGATGTTTAAAACAGAAGTTTTATGAATGCCATAATCTTTAGCAATTTTACCACTGCTTCTAGTATCTGCTCTAATAGCCAATACCTGCTGTTCTGTTAATTTGCTTGTAGCAATTTGTGTGCCTTTTAATTGTCTATCAGCATCTACATCATCCTGACTATTATCTGCATGGGTTCCAATTGCCAAATGCTCTGGATTTACACAGGTTTTATTATGGCATAAATGCCGCACTACTAAACCCTTAGGAATAGGTCCATAATGCTGTTCATAGGTCCAACGATGTGCACCTTTCCAATTATTACGTTCCTTGCACCATTTAACACCATAGCCGTTTGTTTTATCTATAGTGCCAGTCCATTCAATACATTTACTCATATTACATATTATAAGGTCTTTTTAACAACAAGTCAACCCTTTTGTATAAATATTAATAGCAACGGGAAGGACCTGTGCTACATTAATAATTGAAAAAGGAGACGGACTCCAATTATGGCTATAACTCTATGCACAATATCAGATATTCAACAATATGAACCTGATATTACAGACTACGGACTACCAAACTTTGAAAACGAAATTACACGAGCAAATGCTGATGTTGTAAGAGATCTTCGTATCAAATGGTGGCCAACACAACAAATAGGCCTATACGATATTAACTATCTAGGCGCTAACTCAATTGAAATGAATGAAGACTTGCTAACAACAAGTCAATTTACTACTGCCGCGGT